TCTAAGCTTTCGCCTCTAATAAATAGCTCATAGCTACTATTTTCATTTAAGTAAGCTTTTGGTTTAGCAACTACTATTGTTTTTTGTGAAACTTGTCTTTCTAAGAATACGTCTTCAATCTCATTATTATTTGCGTCTAATACGTATACTTTAATGTCTGTTTCTACTACAGAGTTTGTTCCAGACTCAATAAGTATGATTGAGTCTTTTGCAGTTTTATCATCTACTAAGTTAGTAAATTCTAGCTTAATTTCCTCCCCTATCGGAAACGTTGATGTCCCGTTCAGAGGATAACTGTTCTGAGCTGTTAAGTTTATCGACATTATTACCACCTATTTTAACTTCGATGAAATTATCTTCGTCTACTATATAATTAGGATCGGCATTCAATCTACTTTTTATATCAATTTCTTTTTGGATGCGCTCTATCTCAGTTAGTTCAGTTTTAAAAAAACTCATTATAAAAACTCCTTAAATAATAAAAGCGAGGTTTTTAGGCCCCGCTTTTATATTAAGCATATACAGTTATTTTTCAAGGAGTGAATTATTTACATATTATTTACATATTAGATGTTAGCAAGTACATCCGAATCACTTACGCTACCAATGCTGTTGAATTGAACCTTAGTGGTTCCGTCCCACAAGTTCTCAGCACGCTTAACATTCTTAAGAACGCCAACACCTTGACCCTCGTGTGCAACAGCAAAGCCGTAACGCTCACGAATCTTAACTTTAACAGTCTCAGTGTTCTCGTCACGCCACTCAACAGTAGTAGGTGCTTCGTCAACCAAGTGGAAACCAACGTTACCACCTGATAGTAAGAAGATATCACCAAGCTCTGACTCTGGGTCGTAAGGACAAAGAGGAGAAACAATAACCTGCAAGTTGAATGGGAAGTAACTAGGTAGGTTAGGTGCAGAAGTCATTAGCTGACTACGCTCAAGTACAGAAGTGATAGACTCAGTTTGTGCTGAACCATTAGTACCTGTACCACGAGGATTAACAACGCGAGTACCGTTGCTAGGACCACGAGCACCAAGTGCACCATTGCTATAAGGAGCTAAAGGACCTGGATCCCCACTGTAAGGATTGAAGATTGATCCACCACCATGAGCAAGCATCATGTTGCGAAGTACAGGATCTTGGATGAAGCTATAGTAGAACAATGGGTGCATTAGAAGGATGTTAGGAGTAAATCCTTCTTCACTCATGTGAGCCATAGCCTTCATTAGGTTATCCATGCTAAGAGAGCCGTTACCCTCAAGAGCGGTGCCATCATCATTCATTCCACGACCGGTAGTTACACCGTAGATAGATTGAGCAGGATTTAGGTTGTCAAAAAGAGCAGTTCCTAATTGCTTAAGGAACTGTACTGCTTTTTGCTCCTTGTGACGTACGAGTGCGTTACCCATAAGTTCAAGGTTCTTAGCCATGATATCAAAAGTACTATAACGAAGAGCTTCGTCAGTAAAGCTCGCAGCAATACCACTCTTACCAATATAAGCAGTTGAAACTGCACCACCCATTTGGAAGTTAACCTCTGGGTAAGTACCATGCTCTTGTACATCACCTGCATAAACAGCGCCCATAGCGCCTGCAAGAATTTGAGTGTTAAGGCCTTGAGCCTGAACACGAGTAAAGAGTGGTGTGATAGTCATGTTTGGTTCTACAGGCTCACGAATGAGAATCTCCATAGACTCCTGTAGGAGTGGAGTAATCTCTGAAGCACGTACCAAGTCTTGGTTCTTTGGAGAAATAGTGTTAGCAAAAGTTTCCCAGCTTACTTGCTTATCTTCGTTAGGGAGAAGACCGCGATTACGAATCATGTCAGCAAGATAACGAGCAGCAGCTTTGCGGTTGCTAGGTAGCTCTAGTTCTGTTCCATCAACTAGTTTAAAAGACATATTATTTACCTCTATCTAAATTTAAATTAAATCTTTACGTTAACAACAACGATCTGATCAGCTACAGTTTGTAGTTCGCCAGAAAGAACAATCATATCTGAATAACCACCTGTTGCAGAACCAGGCATCTTTGCTGAAGCATCAAATTCATCGCCGTTAAAGCCTGTGCGAACACGCTCAAGAAGTCCACGAGGCTCTTTGATAATATCCATTACACGACCAACAGTAAAGTCTTCACGCTCTTGAAGCATATCAAGAATAAGTGCAGAGTTTACAGCGCTTTCATCACCGGCGTCATCATCAGTTAATGCAAGTGTAGCACTTCTAACAACCATGTTAGATTGACGGTCAAAAGTAACGAAATCACCAGGCTTACAATCACCAACAAAGTGGATGTACTTCTCTTCAAGAGAAGTAGCTTCTGCAGAAGTAGCACCTTCATAGTGGTAATAAGTTACAGAAGTTAAATCGTCAGGCTTACCTGTACCGTCTTCATCCCACATGATAAGGATTGAAGCTTCATCATCAAGGTACCAGTCGCCATTCTTAGAAACTAAGCTAGGCTCTGCACGATGACGTGCAGTTACGCCATTCATGGTAACTACAAAAGGAGTACGTGAAGTATGAGCAGCTGCAGGCTTTGTAAGCTTAAGCCCTACTGCATTTGCAGACAAAGGAAGACCCTTGTAACGAGGCATAGCAACTAGTGTTGCACGATCAATCAGATCAAGATCAGCAACTAAATCAGTTTGTGTGCTAGCATTTGCAACATGAGCAGCCTTCATTTGGATATCAGTAAAGAACTGAATTAGGTGTTGCTTTTGATAGTTAGTAAAGTGAAGATTTGCAGGATCATCACCAGCCCATGCATATACATCGTATGCACAGATACCAACAGGTGCTGAAATAAACTTCTTTGCAAGGCGCTTAAGCTCAACAAGCTCAGCGGCAAGCTCATCAGCGTTGCCACCTTCTGCAGGAAGGGACTCTCCTGGAAGCCAACC